GTGCTTATGGCTGAACGGTCAAAAGGTAGCCTTTGGGCTTTAATGGGTGTAGCTTCCGTTGTTGGCGGTGCTATTTCAATTCTTACTGATTTTTTTTTCAAAAAATAAAAACAGATAATAGCTAAAGGGCTAATATGTTAGGACTAGACACCATTGTTGGCGTAGGCATGAAGCTAATTGACAAGCTGATACCTGACCCTGAAGCTAAAGCACAAGCCCAGCTAGAACTAGCCAAACTTGCCCAAGAAGGCAAACTGGCTGAAATACAGGCTGATACCGCAGAAGCCCAAGAAGTTACCAAGCGGGCGCAAGCGGACATGGCTAGTGATAGCTGGCTATCAAAAAACATTCGGCCCATGACTTTAATTTTTATTCTTGGTGGTTATTTTGTATTTGCCATGATGAGCGCTTTTGGCAATAACGCTAATGAAAAATATGTGGAGCTACTGGGGCAATGGGGTATGTTGGTAATGTCATTCTATTTTGGTGGTCGTACTCTTGAAAAAATCATGGACATGAAATCTAAAGAAAAATGAAGGATTTAGTACCTCAGATTCTTGAGTATGTTCAAAGCCCATTTAAATTGTTTGCTATTGTAGTTATGGCGGTACTTGCCTTTAGTGGGCATTTTATTTACTCAAATCAATCGTTTTTACTAGCTGCATACGACAAAAACAAGACTTTACTCCGTATTGATGTATCTAAAGCAGACGATGTTGCCAAGCTGCTTTTTAAAGAAACCAACGCTGATGTGGTAGCCATATTTGAAGTAGACATTATGTTAGGTACACGAGTTTTGGTACGGGCATACACCAAAGAAGGCAGGGATAAAGCCCATGACGGCATAGATGTAGGGATGCTGTCAGCCAATCAAGAAAACAACGCAGACCTGTTAAGCCTTTACGGTGGCTCTATTCCTTGTGGAAGTTACACTAGGGCGCAATCTTTGGTCGGCTTTTGGTATTTACAGCAAGGTGCGACTTTTCTTTGCCGTTCCAGTATGCCTACAACCGCAGGATTATTCGCTGGACAGCTAACAGTAGGCTGGAAAACCCCACCTGAAAACATTAACAAAATCCAAGATATGATGGCTATTGCCGCTAACATGATGATAAGGAAACCATGATTGAATCCCAATTATTAGCCCTAGGCATTGAAGGCAGGTGGCTAGAACCCCTTTTGGAAACCTTTGAGAAGTACGATATATCTACCCCCAAACGCCAGGCTTACTTTATTGGTCAATGTATGCACGAATCAGGTGGTTTTAAACAGTTAAAAGAAAACCTAAACTATTCTGCAAGAGGTTTAATGGCTACTTGGCCTAGTCGATTCCCTGACGCAGACACCGCAGAAAAGTTTGAGCGTAACCCTGAAAAGATAGCCAATAAGGTCTATGCAGGTCGTATGGGCAATACAGAAGATGGGGATGGCGCAAAGTACATTGGTCGTGGTCTTATCCAACTTACCGGCAAAGAGAACTACGCTAACTGCGGAAATGCCATAGGAGTCGATTTAGTGGCTAATCCTGACCTTTTATCAACACCTAAGTACGCTGCCCTATCCGCAGGTTGGTTTTGGAACAGGAAGGGTTTAAATGCCCTTGCTGATGCAGATGACATTGACACCATAACAAAACGAATTAATGGTGGATTAATCGGCCTTGCTGATAGAAAAGCCAAAGTTGAAATGGTGTCAAAGTACCTAGTCTAACTACTTGGTTAAACCGCTTGCTAGTCTGTTGGCTTTAAACAGGTAATCATTGCGTACCGTAGATGGCGGCACAAAACCATACGCTTTCCAAGTCTTGAGTACATCACTACCTGAACTGTATTTAAAGGTACTTTTAGGTGCTATTGCTAGTTTATCGTTTTCCATAACTTTCTCTACGCTAATGGTTAAAGAACCATCTTCTTCTTTGTAAATGCCCAAAAAAGGGATTGGATGCTCTAAATCGGATAATGTAAAAGTTGCCATGCTTTCTCCTATGCGGTTGATTTATCAATTAATCGGTTGTTTGCTTGTAAAGTACGCCAAATCTCTACCCTAAGTTGTGCTGCTGTCATCTTCCACTTCAATGTTTCCTCTACTTCTACTGCTTCCTTCAAACCATCCAATAAGTCACGATATTCTTGCCTAGCATACGCATCTCTTTCCTGTCCTGCCATAGTATCTACCCCAGCAAAGAAGGCTTCTTGCATTAAAAGGGCCTTTTTAGACTTACGAAACTCCTCTAAATACACCCGTTCAGATTTAGCTTTAGCAAATAAACTAGCATTTTTAAGTAAAAAGTCTACTGCTGCGTTTGGGTTAATTTCTTCCATTTTCTAATCTTTCCATTAATAATTTCCATGCGATTGCTGCCACTCTAGATACTTGTCCATTTCCAATGGCTTTAAGTCTGTCCACTCTTGCGGCCACCCCATCAGCCACTCGACCCAAGTTGGGTTCAGACGGCCAGTCGTATTGGGAGCTTCTTCGCTCATTACCACTTCCCCCAAATTGCTTTTCCAAAATTTGTTGTTTGGGTCTAAATGCCGACTTATTGCATGACGAGAATCTTGACAAACTGGGGTTGGCCACATTCTCCTCCCTACTACTGTTTCTAAATTGGGGTTTCGTTTCTCGTTCCAAGCTATTTCTTGGCTTATTGTTGATGCCATTGCTGAACAACTTCTTGGAGTTGGCCACATCTCCATTCTTTTCTTCAACGCTTTCCGACTGTTGCTCCCAACATCTAGCCCTGTTGTATTTGGAGTGTGAAAGAAATTCTCGTTGTTTGGCACATATCCATATTCTTTCTCTAAGGTGAGGTGCGCCCACATTTGCTGCTCCAAGCACTCCCCATTCCGCATCGAACCCCATTTTGGCCAAATCTCCAAGAACAACTCCAAGTCCTCTAGAAGTGAGCATTGGTGAGTTTTCCACAAAGACAAATTTTGGTCGTACTTCGTAAATGATGCGAGCCATGTGCTTCCACATTGAACTTCTATTTCCTTCAATTCCTGCTCCGTTTCCGGCTGCAGATATGTCTTGACAGGGAAATCCTCCTGAAACAACATCAACAATTCCTTGCCAAGGCTTTCCGTCAAAGGTTTGAACATCATCCCAAATCGGGAAAGTCGGGAGAAGTCCGTCATTTTGTCGGGCGGCAAGTACGCAAGCTGGGTATTTTTCCCACTCGACAGCGCAGACGGTTCGCCATCCGAGCAAGTGTCCCCCAAGTATTCCACCACCAGCGCCTGCGAAAAGAGCCAACTCATTCATTTATCCCCCAAATAATTGTGTATGGGTGTATCTGCTTCTTGAATAAATTGCTGACTTTTGTAGTCAAACCATAGCTTTAGCTTTCCTTCCCACTCGCCATTTCGTTGTTTTTCACAGACCAATACAGCATCCGGCACTTCTCTATCAAAATGATGGGGGTTTTCTGCAACAATCTGCGCTTTTTCCTTGTTTTTCCAAACGATGAACACATTGTCAGCCTGGTCAGTAATTGAACCTGAACCCTTTAAATCAAACTTTCCACCTATGGATTTCTCGTCACTTCCCTTTCTCATGTGGTGAACTAGATGTATATGCACTCCAGAATCCCTTGAAAGGGCGCACAAGGCGTTTACGAAGTCTTTTTGACCATTCATATCATCCTCACCCTTAACGCACTTCATAAGGCTATCTATGACGATTTGGGTAATTCCTAGTTCTGTAGTGGCATACCGGCAAACTGCAAGCATTTGCTGAACATCAATCATCCCATGATGGTCGTATAAGTAAAGCTGGTCTTTTTTCCAGTTAGAAAAGGCTTGTGTTGCAGTAGGAGCAGGCTTTTTTTGACCTGCGGCCTGTCTTACCATTCGCGCTAAAGTAATCTCAGGGCGCATTTCAAAGCTAGCAATAAGGCACTTTTGACCCTGTTCTACTAATCCAAGCACGACTTGGCCTAGCAACAATGACTTTCCATGTCCGTTTACCCCAGCCCAAAGACTGACTTCAGACGGTCTAATAGAGATATTTCTAGCCTTTTCCCAAGGTAATGCACACCCTTTGGCGTATAAATTACCTGCAAAGTAGTCATCCAAAGACCCTTGATAGTCCGATTTTTCCCTAATCTTGCGTTTAACATTGGTTTCTTGGCTGTATTTCAACCAGTCAATATCATCCTTTTCTATAAACATTAATCTCTCCATCGTTATCAAGACCGATGATTGTATTGACTTCCGCATCTACTAGGGCAATCCACCACTTTGTAAACTGAACAATGTCCTTACCTGGCATTAGTTGAATGTTTAAGTCTTTGGCCCAACTCAAATCCACTAATTTTTGATGGTCTTTATCGTCAATCCACACCGTTGGAATGATTCCGTCAGCTACATCCTTTTCTGCGTTAAAGGTCTTGCCAAACTGCACAAAAACCGATTTAGGCTTATGACCAGCCATACGCATTGCAATTATTTGGTTATGTCCAATCATCACTTACTCCCAAGGTTTTTTAGTTTGTACTGCATTTTTTGTACCACCTGAATCTTGACACCTAGAAAGCCAACCACTTAAAAACTTGTTGTAATTGCTCTTGGTTTTGGTAGGGTTAGCTTTTAGCCATACAACTGCTTTTGATAGTTCTGCATCAATATTTGTAGCTGGATAGGCTTTGCTCCAAAGTTCTTTTTGAGAATCATCAATATTTTCAAAACAGTTACTTTCGGCATTGAAGCTAATTGCGTTCAATGCACCCTTACCCTTCCCCTTACCCTTACCCAAGCCGTCATCTGACTGACTAATGACCGTCACTTGTCCGCAATCTGCTGACGGATACTTGCCTTTGCTTCTAACTCGTTGTTCCCATTTAAGAATTTGCAAATATGGTTTGTCATCCACTTGATAACGGATTGCTAACTCTTGTCTGACAAGTGACTGCAAATGGCTGTCAATTTTATCTAGTTTTACGCTATCTTTTAATGGATAGCAGCGTGATTTAAGTATTGGAAGCCTGGCATCCATACGACCAAAATCATCACTAACCACTAACAACCGATAAAAAAAGACTTCTTCTTCAGGTGTAAGGCCGTCTATTGCTGAGGAATCAACAATACCCTCTTTTAGTAACCTATTCGGCATAAAATTTAGTACCTTTTTCATATCTGTATTGAAAATGTTTGCAATCTTCAGCATCGCCCCATTCAAGCATTAATTCGTAAGGTATTCCAATAGCGCCACCTATAAACCAAGCAAATTCATGCCTACTGTATGGGCCATCCATGTGGGCATAAGAACAAACTTTTTTTAAAAAATCTTCCATAGAATGTTGATGTTCATGGCAATTTTCGCAAAGTACAGCAAGTTGTTTAGGACTGTATTCCCAAGGTTCACGACCTTTAAAATATTCCTTGTGGTGAACATTTAAAGTTGATTCGCCATCACCACATCGCTCACAATGAAAATCAGCCTTTTGCATAGCCTCAAGCCTGAGTTTTTGCCATCTAGGGTCTTTTAACTTTTCCCAATATGCACTCATATCAGTCCTTTGCAAACAAGTCTGGTCTAAGCATTTCCTTAGTCAAGCGACCTTCTGATAGTTCTAAAATGCGTTTTAAATGCTTTATTGGCACTCTGCCCCTATCAGCCCAGTTGTAAACAGCAGATGGTCTTATTTCTAAATGTTCTGCTAACTGCGTAATACTGCCAAATTCAGCTTTTATTAAATTTAATTGGTGCATAAATCCTCCTTTTCCACACTCTACCACAAAATGAACAAAAGTGTTGTATTAGGGAAACTCCCTATAAAATAATTGAATTAAAGTAGAACATTAGTGTATAGTGGAGTCTAGTTCAACAGTAAAGGAGTAAGTGATGAAACCAACAGTATTTGATGTACTTTGCGCCTTAGTTTTGGGTGCAGTCTTGGGCGCGATGTTTGCGATGGGTGTTTAATATGAACAGCCACGATGCGTATTACGAGCCTGAAGATGACTACACGGACTCTGACGAGTTCCAATGCGAAGTCGCAGAACTAATGAAAGACGAGTACAACCCTTGCAACTGGGGTAATTTCTGCGAAGCGTTTGAGGGTGTACAAGACCCCGAAGTTGTAGCCCAATTAGAAGAACTGTTAGAAAAGCGTGACTTTATGGCTTTAGGCCGTAAGTTATGGAATATGTCGTATGAGTACCAAGAGCGTTTTGCCACAGATGCAGTATTAGATAACCAATAAGGAGTAAGTGATGTCATATTTAGAACTACGCAAGATTAATGTAAACGAACACACAGAAAAGAAGGGTAAATTTACCTACCTTTCATGGGCTTGGGCGGTTGACCAACTGTTACAAGCAGACCAAATGGCAACATGGGAATACAAGTCACCTATGCAGTTTGGCGATACTTTGATGGTATTTTGCTCAGTTACCGCATTTGGCAAGACTATGACAGCCCAATTACCTGTCTTAAATGCCCAAAACAAAGCCATTGCTAATCCTGATGCGTTTGCGGTCAATACTGCAATGCAGCGTTGCCTGGCTAAAGCGATTGCTTTACATGGTATTGGGTTATACATTTATGCCGGTGAGGACATTCCTACTGAAGAACCTGTAGATTTAACCGCAGAATCGAATTTATGGGTAGATTCAATCAAGAATTGCACCACCATTGACGAACTAAAGTCTACATACGGTAAGGCATACGCAGTACTAAGTAAGGACAAAAACGCAGTCCAAATCATTGCAAACGCTAAAGACCTAAAGAAAGTGGAACTGACATGATTGAACAAGGCACACCTGAATGGCATGAACTCCGCAGGGGCAAAGTAACCGCTTCTAGGGTAGCTGACATACTTGCAAAGACAAAGACTGGGCCTTCAGCGAGTCGGCAAAACTATCTGATTGAGCTTGCCTTGCAAAGAACTACCAAGACCATAGAAGAATCATATACCAATGCCGCGATGGAATGGGGAACTAATACCGAACCCCAGGCTAGAGTTGCATACGAAGTCAAAACAGGTAATTTTGTAGACCAAGTGGCATTTATTGACCATCCTACGATTGAAGGGTTTGGATGTTCACCCGATGGATTAGTTGGCGAAAACCTTATTGAAATCAAATGTCCTAACTCTGCAACCCATTGGGAATACTTTAAGGCCAAAGAACCACCTAAAAAGTACTTTATTCAGATGCAGGCTCAAATGGCGGTGACAGGGGCTAAGTGGTGCGACTTTGTATCTTTCGACCCAAGGATGCCGGAACGCAGTCAACTCTTGATAGTTAATGTCCCTAGAGATGATGTGTTTATATTAATCATGGAATCAGAAATAAAGCAGTTTTTAAGTGAAGTAGATGCAGAAGTAAAACTTATGGAGAATCAATAATGGCAATTCAATATTTTGTAAAAGCAGCCGTATCAGAGTACGAAGATAAAAACGATGGCAAGATGAAAAAACGCTATCAAAGTATTGGCGTAATCATGGACACTAAACATGGCCTTATGCTAAAACTTGAAACATTACCGTTGTTTGCTCTAAAAGAAGGCGGTTTAATTGCTTATTTAAACCCACCTGAAGATAAAGCAATCCCTACGCAACAGGTCAGTAAAGAATTTAAGGAAGATGTGCCTTTCTAAACAACGGGGCGAAAGCGGATGCTAGACCATAGGCGTAAGGTTGTTATACAGCCGCCATGTATGCGTATAACAGGGTAGCAATAGTGCAGCGAGTAGCCCCACCTAATAGGAGTAAGTGATGAAAGAACTGATTATTTTTTTAGTAGGATTTACCATTGGCGGTTGGGCCGTGCAATCAGAAGCCCAAACCTATGTCATAACTAACCCACAAGGTTATAGTCAAGGAACTGTACAAGTTCAAGGCAACCAGGCGCAAGTCGTAAACAATGCAGGCTACATAACCCAAAGTTTGACGGTTTACCCCAACCAAATTTTAACCCCACAAGGTTATGCTATTGGAACGCCTAGCTATACAGTCCCATCCGTACCTATGTCACCCCCATCCCCAAGGGTGCTGCAATGATTGAAACCGTGATGATTGTGTTTGCCATTGGGGTATTTGCTGTATTTGCTACCCTAATGGCTTTTGCTCTAATACTTTACTTTTGGACAAATAAATGACATTCCTAGTAGCTAACATACCCCCCGTTAAGTGCTTTGTTCTTAAAGAGTACCTTTACAACCATGAGAAAGGTCACGGGGAATTAGAACCTTGTGTCTGGATGACCGCTAAAGCAATTAAAGGTCAAGCCTTTCGTATTGAGTCTATGTTGACTAACTACGGTGCGCTGTACGACAAACTACCTATTCACGCTTATGTGTGGAAGGAAGTAACCGAACCCCTGCCGCTAGACCATTTGCAAATTTGGGACTGTCTTTCTTACGACATGGCAGTAATTGAAAAGTCCAATTTACGGGGTCTGAAGGTCAAGTACTTTGGTAAGGATAAACAGTTTCACTTTGGCAACTACTTGTTTACAATCGATTTTGCTAGTCCTGATGCCAACCGCATAGATACTAGCTTTAGTGAAGGGGTGGAAGAACACAAATCCTACAACTTTATTAAACTAGATAATGGGCAATTTGCTTGCCAACCTAACAATCGTTGCCTTTGGTACGATGTATCTTTAGTCCCTGCACAACTCAAAACCCCTGATTTTAAGATACCTACAGAAGTCTACAGCGTTGAAAACCATGCTAAATGGTCAGCAAAAGACGAATGGTTTTATAACTTTGACGAGATAAAGCATGACTGAAAAACGATATTGCACAAGCTGCCAGGTGATGCGCCCAGCAGATTACGGCAAGATGATTAAGGCTGGAAAGATTAACAGGTGGAAATGTACTGCTTGTTTTGAACGAATTAACATACCAAAATACGCTAAAAAGGTGTCTAAATGAACGCTTATGACCTTGCAGATAGATTAGAACAGTTTTATACAGGCACGCATATTCAAAAAGCTGCTGAAGAATTGCGTAAATTGCAAAAAGAAAATGAAGAATTAAAAGAAAGTTTAAGAAAGGCGCAAGAGAAATGAAAGACGATTACGCATTACCCCTTATTGTTTTACGCAGACTCAGTCAAGAATATGAAGAAGCTATGCTTAAAAAACAGACCGCTTTAGCTTACTTGACGGCTGAAAAGATGGTTGAAATGGCCCTTAAATTACAAGATTTAGCTGATGACTAAGCTAATGCGCTCTAATCCATCACATATAGATTATGGGGACTTTAAGGGTTTAATACCTAAAAACCCCAACTTTGTGCCTAGCAACATTGATGGCATAGTAGAGCGCAATGGTAAGTTTTTGGTTATGGAATGGAAACGGCCTAGTGAAAAGGTTAGCATTGGACAACAAATTTTGCTTAAAGCATTATCATCCAAGCCTAGCTTTACTTGCGTGGTCATCAATGGAAACACAGACACCACAACAGAAGTTAATAAATTCTACAAAGTTACCCCTAAAGGTTGCATATACATAGGGCATGGCTTTGAGGCATTAAAACAATACTATCTGGAGTGGTATGGCAACTAAAAATGAAAAAGAAAAGTACAGAAAAATTGCTGAATTGGGATGCTCATTATGTAGGTATCTCGGCTCTGAGGGAACGCCAGCGCACCTGCATCACATTAGAAGAGGTAATATCCCTCGTTCTCAAGCACCCGTCATTCCTCTCTGCCCGTACCACCATACCGGAGGTGGCGGTGTTCACTTCTATGGACACAAACGATTTAGTAGGGAATATGGCATATCTGAAGAGCAGCTACTTGAGCAAACCTTGGAGTTAATTGGTGAATAGAATAATTTGTTGGTTTTCTTGTGGTGCTGCTAGTGCAGTAGCTACAAAACTAGCTTTATCAGAGTACAAAGGCCATGAAATTATCATAGCTTATACCGAAGTTATTGAAGAACACCCTGATAACAAACGATTTTTGACTGATTGTGAACAATGGTTTGGTCAAAAAATCCTTATTTTGGGTAATGACCGTTATGAAAGGTCAATTTACAAGTGTTTTCAGACATCAGCTATGAACATTAAAGGTGCAAGCCCATGCACTCGTAAGTTAAAAAAAGATGTAAGACTTAAATTTGAAAAACCCACAGATACCCAAATATTTGGTTACACAATGGAAGAACAAGACCGTTATGACCGATTTCTTGATGCCAATAACATTGATGCTGTAGCCCCTTTAATTGACAAAAGATTAAGTAAGGTAGATTGCCTAGCAATGTTGCAAAATGCTGGTATAGAGCTACCCATGATGTATAAATTAGGTTATCACAACAATAATTGCATTGGTTGTGTCAAAGGCGGCAAAGGTTATTGGAATAAGATTAAAGTAGACTTTCCAGAACATTTTGACCGAATGGCTAAATTAGAACGATTTAAGAAGCAAACTGTATTAAAGGATGTTTACCTTGATGAATTGCCCATTGATGCTGGTAACTACCCTCAAGAACAAGACATTCAATGTGGTATTTTTTGCCACATGGCTGAAGAAGATATAAATGCTAGTTCTTAACCTACCCTACCCCCCTAGCGTTAATCATATGTACATTAATGCTCATGGTAGGCGGTTTCCTAATAAAAAGGCTCTAGATTACAAGGCCCAAGTGTCTAATTATGTAGTGGAATACAAAGTACCCAAGCTAGGAGAGGCTAAATTATCCCTAACTATCTGGGTACATCCACCTGATAGGCGTAAGCGAGACATCTCAAATATTGTGAAGATTGTTGAAGATAGCCTACAAGACGCTGGAGTCTATGACAACGACTTCAATATTGACATCCTTTTGGTCCAAAGGGGAGAAATAACCAAAGGTGGAAAGCTACTTGTAATGATTGAAGTATTGGAAGATAATAAGTGAAAGCGTGAGGCTTTTAGCCCCCCTAAAAAGGGGCTTTTTTCAAAGGAAAAACCATGAATGATAATGTCGCATTATTTGCTGCCACCCTGTTGCACTCAGCAACAAATACCCATTTCTTTCATTGGTCTACCGATTCTTACGCCAGGCACATTGCTTTGGGTGAGTATTACGACAATATCGTAGAGCTTACAGACGCTTATGTTGAAGCCTATATGGGTGCTTACGAAAAGATTACGACCTTTCCAAGCGTATATCACCAGCCTAAAGACCCAATTAAATACCTACAAAGTCTACAAAAGTTTGTAAAAGAAGCTAGAGATGACCTTCCAAAAGACCAACAACTCTGCAATTTGGTAGATGCTATTGCTGACCAAATAGACTCTACGACATACAAACTACGCTTTTTGAAATGACACACCAAAGCAGGTAGAAGGAAATCCGTCTACCATTAGTTTTAAATGGCAATGATTTAGTTTCTCATTGTGACCTTCATGCCAGGCATACGGTGGCATATCAATAAACGAATCTACAGGGTTTTCCCCTACATTAAAGTCTATTGTTGGTAAGGTGTACGCTGAAAGGCGAATAGCCAAAGACTCAAAGTCTTGTTTGCGGAATAACACAGTACCCCAGTTATCAATCGTATCGGTACGGCTGTAATTAAACTCAGTAGTATGAGCAGAAATACCACCTGATTTAAGCAATTTTCCTGTATTTTCAATAAATTGCAGACCTTTTTCTATAGACCCTAAGTGTTCAAACGCACATAGTGTCCAGCAAAAATCAAACTGACCATGCAAATGCTCGCCAATATTGTTCATATCAGCGTATTCAAACGACACAAGGCGGTTAAAAGATTCTCTATCGACCAAGTCAGACTTATAGATTTTGTCTAAAGACCCTAACTGAGCCGTAGCTGCCCATCCCTTAGACAAATCCTCATTAGGGTTCAAGTCCGTAGCTAAGATTTCACAACCATAGGATGCAAACAAAGAAGGTAAACGCTCCTCACCAACTCCAAAGACAATACCCTTCATGCCTGGCTTGAGCTTAGACCGTAATGTATTGACTACATAGGCTTCTTCCCATACCTTTCGATGCAATACAGGGGCAATCTTTAATTCTTCACAGGTATCAATAAACCATTTTTGAAGGAAATCATCGTAAATACTAGCTTTCCACCCTTGTTTAAAGTCATCAAACTTCTCAGGAAGGCGCTTATAACCGTAATATTTTTCAGCTAATTCATGTCCAAACAATTTGGTATTGATAGCAAACGCTGGAAGATTGCGTAATTTTTCAGCTAATGGGGAAGTATTAGGAATAGAGCCGTCTTTGGTTAAACTAAAAAGCTCTTTAAAAATCTCGTTAAAGTCCATAATTTCCTTTAGAATTAGACTTATACTATCAGAAACTTGGAGATAATCATGCCTTTAGATAAGTCTGGCTCAGTCCAATCAGTAGGTAAGAACATTAAAGCTGAAATGAAGGCCGGAAAGCCTAAAAAACAGGCAATCGCTATTGCTCTCAATGTAGAACGGGACAATGCTAAAGGCAAACGCAAGGCCAAGCTAGAAGAAGCCTATGGTCGTTTCTTAGGTGAGCGTGATGAGTCGTAAAGACCAAATTCGTGCCGCAGTAGAAAAGCACGACAAACCCATACCCAAGACAACAACGGGTAAGGACAAGAATTACCTGCCAACTGAGCAGGGTGCAGGGATGACTGCAAAAGGTAGGGCGGCTTATAACCGCAAGAACAACGCAAATTTACAAGCACCCCAATCTAGTGGGCCAAGACACGATAGTTTTTGTGCAAGGTCGGCAGGTTGGACTGGGGAACGGGGCAAAGCAGCAAGAGCAAGGTGGAAATGTTAATGAAACCAGGACTATACGCAAATATTCATGCTAAACGGGCTAGGATTAAAGCCGGTTCAGGCGAAAAGATGGCTAAAAAGGGTGCAGAAGGCAGACCTAGCGCACAAGACTTTAAAGACGCTGCTAAGACTGCCAAGCCTAGCCGTAAAGAAATGATTGCTTCTAAGATGAAGGATATGTAATGACACCAATGAGCCGAAGCTACAAAAAAGAAGATGCCATGCTTAGACCAGAGCATGAGTCAACCCTTGAAAAACAGGTAAAAGAGCGTATGAAACCAAAGCCACAAGAACTAGCTGTAGGTGGTAAGGGTGACATCCTCAATAGAAAGACCAATGAGCGCATGAAGCGTAAGGTAGCGTTACTTGCCGCGATGAATAAGATACATGACGCTGACATTGCTTAAAAAATTGATGTAAACTAAAAGCCTTATAAATCAATTACTTGAGATTATATGACTTCTAAAGTAGAAAAAACTAGAGTTAAGACAGGTGGAAGGGCTAAAGGAGTGCCTAACAAGGTCACTCAAGAGGCTCGAGAAGCTGTAAAAGCATTACTTGATGCCAACCTACCTTATTTGCAAACATGGCTCTATAACACCGCAGAAGGCCTTAAAGACGATGAAACAGGAAAGTACATTGTGCTTCCTAATCCAGGCAAGGCTTGTGACATTGTTCAGAACATGGTCGAGTACGCAGTTCCTAAGTTAGCTAGGACTGAAGTCGTTGGGGATGACAAAGCGCCTGTACGCATGGTGGTATCTTGGAAGAAATAGTAGAAGTAGAACTAGACTATCAGCCAAGGGATGTATTCATACCATTCCATGAAAGAACCCAAAGATGGTCAGTTATCGTAGCCCATCGTAGGTGCGGCAAGACGGTAGCTTGCATTAATGACCTAATCTACAAAGCAATCATGGAAGGCAAGGAAGATGGCAGATATGCCTATATTGCCCCTTATTACTCACAAGCCAAGACTATTGCATGGGACTACCTTTTAAAGTTCTCTCAGCCTGTACTTGCCAAAGCCAATCAATCAGAACTATGGGTAGAACTCGTAAATGGGGCTAGGATTAGGCTATTTGGTGCAGATACAGGTGAAAACTTGCGTGGTTTGTACCTTGATGCTGTAGTCCTAGACGAATATGCGGATATGAAACCCTCAATATGGGGAAGCGTGGTCAGGCCACTTTTAGCAGACAGGGGCGGTTCTGCCACCTTCATTGGGACACCCAAGGGACACAACCAGTTTTGGGATGTATACAACAACGCTACAAAAGACCCTGATTGGTATGTCAAGACACTAAGGGCTAGTCAAACAGGGTTATTGCCGGACTATGAATTAGCCGATGCTGCCAAGATGATGTCGCAAGACCAATACCTTGCTGAGTTTGAGTGCGACTTTGAAAGTTCCATACTTGGGGCGTATTACGGCAAAGAGATGCGGCAGCTTACCGACCAAGGCAGAATTACCGAAGTTAAGCACGACCCTATGTTTAAAGTGCATACGGCATGGGATTTGGGGTATTCAGACGATACGGCAATATGGTTCTTTCAGGTCATACATGGGGAAATCAGGCTATTGGACTACCATTATTCCAATGGGCAACCAGTCGCTTTCTATGCCGGAATAGTGGAATCTAGGGAGATGGAACGGGGCTATGAGTATGGCTATCACTACCTGCCCCATGACGCTAGAGCCAAGACTTTAGCTTCTAATCGCTCAGTAATCGAACAGCTAGGCGATAAGTTACCTATCAAAACCCTACGCATAGTTCCCAATTTGGGACTCCAAGACGGTATTCAGGCAAGCCGTTTAGCCTTAACTAGAGCTTGGTTTGACCATAAATGCGAGGATGGCATTGAATGTTTGCGCCAATACCAACGGGAATATGACGAGGACAAGAAGGTATTTAGG